TATGTTTTTGTTTTTTTGTTTCTGGTGTAATACGGCATACGATATTCCTCTACGTCTCGTGGGCTCGGATATTTGTATAAGAGACAGAGACTACATTCCCAAGTGTCTATGCCAGTTAATCTTGGCTGTACGATTGACATTTTAATGTGCTCTATAGGGAATATCATTTCGTAAGCGAGATATGCTCCTAATGCATACAGAAGTAACTGAGCATTATTTTCAACACTTACAGGAACACCTTTTCCATACTTAAAATCTATAACATGTAAGGTATCATTAGAGATTAGAATACAGTCAGCTGTACCAAACCCACCTGGAACATATTGAGAGAAATCTACTTTCTGTTCCACTGCAACATGAGGAGTAGATGAGTAACAGTACATCTGTTCTTGAATAAACTCTACATACTCATCTGTATAGCCTTGCATTTCTTCCTGGTAAAGTTCTTTGTCTTTTAGCTTCTTCATTGCTGAAGTAAACTTCCTAGAAGTCAAACCAGGATCTATTAATTTTCTTACTTTTAATTCTGCTATCTCGTGTGCCAAACTTCCTTCTTTTGCATATTCACTTTCAACATCTTCAAATTGTTCACAGAGTTTGACAGAAGGTGGACAAGCCATCCACCTTGATGCACTAGAAGGTCCTAATAGTGCATGTGCCATTAAACATCAGCTCCTAATTTTTTAAGCTCTTGAACAAAAGCTCCGTATTTTTCTTTTGGTAAAAATGTAATAGCTTTAACTTCAAAACTAGCAAGCAAATTTACCAACACAGGTCTATTGTTGACAACATCTTTTTTTACCCATTCTGCTGCAATTCTTTGTAAATCATCAGCTGTATACTCAGCTGTCTTAGTTGGTAAAGGAGTTGCTACAGCTACAGGTGCTTCTTCTTTTTTAGCTGGTACTATTGGTAGTTTTTGAGCAGGAGCTTCTTCTACATTTTTAACAGCTTCTTTTTTCTCAACTTTTTTAGATATAGCATTATCTATTGCTTCATCAATTGCTTTTTGTGTATCTGATTTTGGGAGAGCTATATTTTCAGCTAGATTTATATAGTTTCCCCTTACAAAATCTAATATTTCTTTGCTAACTTCTTCTACACTTCCTGTAAATTCAACTTTAACCATTTTTTATATCCTCCTATTTGCATTTTTTATTAATTTGTGGTATCTTATCATTAAAGTGTGTATATTTGTCTGTTGTTGATGTGGTAGTCGCAACAGACTTTTTATTATTTACCAGCATACTGAACACCTCCTTTCATATCGCATAATTCCAAAGTTCTTTAATACACATAGTCAGAGACTCACCCGTCACAATGTTTGATAGAACAGCAATATCTCCGTCTTCTAAAACTAGCTCATAATAACTATCATTTATTAAAAACATTCCCATCACCTACAATTTATCCACGAGTCTAATGATAAGTTCTCCGACTCTTATTTTTTCGTTCATTACTTTGAGTTCTCTAAAATCATCCATGTATACTTCCAGCATTTCTTTTATAATTTCTTGCTTATAACTAGATTTGTTGACAGGCATTTCTTTTAAAACCCTATATTCAGTACCAGTTTTTTCTAAATAGCCTTTATTCTTTAATCTATTTATGTAAGTTCTGACAACACCTTCACTTATGTTCAAATCATCAGAAATTTCTTTATTTGTTGCATAAGTATTACATCTTAAATATTCCAATACTTCTTCTATTTTAGTCATATGAATCCTCTCCTTATTTAATCATCATTAAAGGCATAACGATATAATCAACCTTGTCTTTACTAAACTTAATAGCACATTTACTATTTTTTCCTAAAGCAATATTAAATTTATTATCCTTAATCCACTTAAACCACAGATCCACATATTTAAAATTTAAAGCTGTTTTTAAACTAGCTTTTGTATTATCCAATTCCATAATCTCTAAAAATAATTTGGACTCATCATTTGGATAAGCTTCAACAGATACTTTTCCATTTTCAAAGTTAAAAAATCTAGTAAAATACTCCTTCCCACCTACTGACTTTAACATTTTCCAAACTGTATTTTCAGTAAAATTAATGAGAGGATATGCTTCAGAGTAGCTTTCATATTCTAAGTCTTCAACTACTTTAGATATGTCAGGAACTTTTATATCCTTCATAGGTTCATACTCAGTAACTTCCATTTCTATCTGAACTGCGATTTTTCCATCCTTTAATACTGCTATAGATGTTGCCTTTTTTAAGTCGTCTAGTATGTCGTATATACTGATAGTATCTGACCCTGGTAACTCTTCATGTGAGTCTTTTACTGTTGCTAGTCTATACGTATCAGTAAATCCAACATACTTTCCAGCAACTATCAGTCCTTTAAGTTCTCCAGACTTTGCAATACTTGCAAAATGATTTAAAATTTTTATATCATCTTTCCTTAAAACTAGAACTTGCTTTCCTCCATTTTTAGAATTGTATTCAGTTATATTCATTTCTTCTCCTTCCTTAATTCTGCTAACTTAATCTTAATTTTAGCTATGTTTAAACCAGTTTTTGTAAGTTCTGGAATAGAACTAATTAATCTACATTGATTAAGAACTTTTAATTCGTTTCTAGTCACACAGATTAAGTTATCAGTATTTAAATTAGTTTTATCTCCATCTGCAAATATAATCACACTGTTTTCTGGGATTGTTCCATGTTCTTGTTCATAGATCCATCTGTGTTTTCTCACCCATTTATTTGGTTTCGCTATTTTAATTAAGATATAGCCATCTTTATCCAGTCTTTCTGAGTATAGTTCCCGTGTATGCCAAGGAGAAAATCCTTTTTTAAATCCATTTGTAGGCTTCAAACCTGTTTTTATTCCTTTATTCCATGGAGTGAGCCTTTTTTTGAATCTAGTATCACTCAATTTTAACCCTCCAACATCTTAGGTAGTTTAGCCGTTGCATCCAGCATGTCGTCTTTAAACTTAGCTGCTTTCAAGGCTGACTCACCGTTACTAATAATTACAGTTGCGAGTTTTATCATAGTTTCGCTCCTACTAATTTCCTTCTCTAACTCTTCTTCTGAAATATTTTCTTTACTAAGTTTATCCATTTGTTCAAATAATTTTGAGTTTAGATCTAATAGATTATTACTCATTTTTTCCCTCCTATATTTTCAGTTTCCTCAGCTTCTTTCTTTTCTTTATATAACTTAATTGCCATACCTTTTGCACTGTAATTTCTAAGTCCAAGCACTTTTTCACGACTTCTTTTTTTGTAAGCTGCATTTTGCTTGGATCTTTCTCTCCAGTATTGCTTCTCACATACGGCTGAGCAATACTTAACTCTTTTATCTTTTACATCAGTAACACAGACATGTATTCCACAATAAGCACAAACAAACTCTCTTGGGCAGTCTATGTTACTATAAAATTGATTGACATTTATTCCCATTTATCCACATCCTTGCTATTTTCAAAAGATTAGTGTATAATTTAGGTGAAATATTACCTAAATATTTTCTCTTAAACATCTGTACAACTTTGGTCGGGAGTAGCAGATGTTTTTTCTTTTTTATAACTTATTCCATTTAGAAAATTTAACCAGTGAGCCTTTATAATAAGATAAGCTCCTCTTTCATTCTCTTCATTTTTCTTTTTGTAGATGCAGCCTGGAACTTCATTTGCTCTTATTAAACTGTAAACATCATCTTTGTTAAGTTCGCCGTCAGATAAGGCTACTGCTTCATCTACTGATATCTTGTAATTTGCCATTTTTATCCTCCTTTTAAAATAAATCTCCAAAATCGTATAACTCCACATATTTGCAGTAGAACTTCCAGATTAAATTGATTAACCATTTTGCCTTAGATTTGATATCCTTTAATGAGTAGATTAGCCATACAGTTTTATATTTGATTACATCTTTAAAAGATGTTCTTGCAAAAGTTTCAGTTTCATTGATTTTCATTGCTAACCTCCATCTTTTTATAAGCTTCCATTACTGCTACTACATCTTTTAATTTAGCAGTAGCAGGAAATGGTATAATTTTTATTAATCTCAAAAATTCATTTCTATGTACTCCCATTTTTATATCCTCCTTTTAATGTTTCATACCAGCATAAAGTTTTTCTAAATTATCTAATGCTACATCTCTCATTTCATGTTTACTATCAATCAATACATTTTTGATATTTGAGTACCAGATTTCAGCTATCTTTTTATCAGAATAGTGGTTATAATCAATTCCTAAAAAGTTCATTTGCATTTTTTTACTCAACATTACAAGTCCAAATATTAATCTTGCTTCATGATTTTTGAAATATAAGTCTTTCATTTTTCCTCCTTTTTCTTTTATCCTCTATTTGTGATATAATTTAAATAAAAATTATATGTGAGGTGCTTGTTATGTCGTTAGAAACTACTATTTTCCAAATTTTAAAAGCAATTGATGTAGCTTTTGAAAACCAAGATTTTAATTATGAAACTACACTTGATTTAAAAAAGCTTAAAATTTCCAAGCATCGATTAGAACTTTTTATAGAAGAATTAATAGATAAAAATTATATAAAAGGTATCGTAGTTAAACACTCTATAAATGGTAATCCAATTATTTTAATTAGCAATCCTCGCCTTACACTAGATGGTTTAGATTTTTTAGAAAATAACTCTTCTATGAAAAAAGCTTATAAATTTCTAAAAGAAGCTAAAGAATGGATACCTGGCTTATAATTTAAAAGCCATATCTAATTCTAATTTCAATAATGATATCAAAGTTTCAACATCTTCTTTTATTAGTTCTGGATATTTTATTTCAATTTCATCTCTCAAATATCCAGATATTTTTTTTAATTTCTCCATTCTTATTTTTGAACTTCTTACTATTTCAATTTTTTCTTCTCTTTCCATACT